TTTGATCCACGCTGGCGGCCAGGAGACCAAGCGTGAAGTGGAGATGGGGCAACAGCTCTGGAAGTCCGACGACCCAACAAAGAACGCCGACATTTTCGAGCGCTACAATGCGATGAGTCGGGCTGAGCAAAAGCGAGTGCGCCTCGGTTTCGCTTCCGGCTATATGCATGAGCTTGCCGGCAAGCCGATCACTTCCGATGTCAGCAAATTGACGACAACGGTTGAGCGCCAGCGCGTCCTGGACCGGCTCGTTGAGAGCAGCAAGGGCAGAGGCGCGTTCGCGGATCGGCCACAACGTGGGCGCGCTTTCATGCGCTCGTTGGGCCGCGAGAAGGAAACCGAGACCGCTGTGATGGGTGGTCCTCAGACTGCCGAGCGCATCGCTGCAGACGAGCTCAACAATACGCTGCACGGCATCGGCGACGTGATCAAGACAGCCGCCAGTGGCAGCATCAGGAGCGCGCTGATGCAGGCGGGTGAGTTGGCGCTTAAGCGAATGTTTGGCATGCGTGCGGAGGTAGCGGCCGAGCAAATGCGGATTTTGGCATCGGCCAACCCCGTGGAAAACCGGCGCGCGGTCGCTGAGTTGAGCATGTACCTCGGCCGCACACGCGCCATGCGCTTTGCTGAATACATGCAGAGAGTGGCGGCGCAATCGGGGGTATCCGTCATGCCTCCGGCAATGGGAGCCGCTGCGGAGTAAAACGATGCCCTATGAGTTCCAGACGCCGATCCCGCAGCCGATGTCGCCGGTGCCAGCATTGCCGCAGGCGCCGATGTCGTTTGCCCCGATGCAGCTAGGACCGGCCTCGCAGTGGTTCGATCAGCCGGGTGGTATGCCGCCTGATCTGAAGGGCGCGATGGGCTATAGCGACAACGCTAGGCAGCCCGGTCAACCATACGGGGATTTTCTGCTGAGCCAGTTGCCTGAGTTGCTAAAGGCTGCGGCGGCAAATCCTGGAGGGCGCGCTGCGCAGTTACTCCGTGCCTTAGCCCTAGCGCATAAATTGCAAGGGCCACCCCAACTCCCGCCAGCAGTTCGAGCGCCCCTTGCGCCAGCCCCTCAGTATACCACTCCAGGAACCCTACCGCCCCAGGCAGGTGGCAGATACCCAATGCCACCAGCGACAGACACGACGCAAGCGCCACGACCACGCTCGCCAGAGATAACCTCGGAGACGTGGAACGATATCGCCGGGCCTTTCGGGTTCGGGAACCCACAATCGTTGCTTCCAAGAGAAGAGCCATTGCCGAAGCCTCTACGCGATTTGAAAGAGATGGGACCCGAGCCGCCGCCGGATTACCCGCCAGGTTGGGAGCCCAAGCCCATCGAGCGCAATTACAACCGCGCGCTCGATGAACCCGGCACCGTTGGCAAGCGAGACCTCCGGCCATTGCCCAAGAGGAGTGTACCGACGCCCGCGGAGATCAGGGATATCCTGAGACGCCTGCGTCAGTAGGTTATTTGTCCCGCTTGTTTTCCCCCCGCAGCATCAACCAATCCATCACGTAGATGGAAAAAAACGCACCGATGGTTGCTGGTACAAAGACAGCGCAGCAGACCAGCACCGCGAGAAGGCCCCAGCTCATAGGCCCATCTCCTTTTTCACCTCGGCCAAGTTTAGGTTCTCACCATATTCGGCTCTGAGCCGCCGTGAGACCGTGGCCACCTCCTCCCGATCTCCATCAAAATCCACAATCCCCCTTTTGGCCGCCACAACCATGTGTGCCGCCAGCAGGTGTCCTATGCTCGCGAACCGATTGTTTGCAAGCATGTTGACGTAGTGCTGTCGCGTGCGAAATTTCATCTACATCACCGTCAGCACTTGGTCGCCGTTCTGGTCGTAAATGACGGCCGGGTGGGCGGCCGGTTCCGTCATCTTGGCGCGCACCCGGCGCGCCTCCTGTGCGGCCTTCTCTAACGTCGCGTGCCATCGGCGATAATGCAGCCGGGTCCCACCCCAGAACGTCAATTCGAAGTAACCCCCCTTCATAGCCGCTCTCCCTTCGCGATCGTGTGCGCCAGCCAGAACCGGTCAGTGTTGGCCGGCTCGCCGTCAATCTCGACATGGCAATAGATCTGCGTGGCCGCATCACCTCTATTGCTGAGCTCGCGCACGGCACGATCGCGGCCAATGCGCTCGTAGGATTGCGCCGCGTAAACCTCGCGCGACTCCGCGGTGGTGGCGATGGCGATGGTGTACTCGTTCGCGAACCCGCGCGGCGAGAAGTACCAATAGGTCTTTTGCCTGTTGGGATGATTGACCTGTTGCATGCTCAGTCTCCAGCCCCTGAAGAACCCCGAGGCGCGGGTGGCAAAAGCGCGGCAGTCCGGTTCGGCGCCGGATGTTCGGACCGTCGTCCTAGCCGCGCCGCGCCGCCGTCAGCCAGACGAACGGCGCATCTCTTTATATCTGTGTCGTTCACCCGATCGCCAGTGAGAAACCCGCTAAATTATTATTCATTGTTGCATATTTGACCGAAAAGCAGGACGACCCTTGATTTATAAGGCTTTTTTGGCCAAAAAAGCTCCCTACCAGAGCGGGAATGCGTAGTTTGGCGCAACGTGGCGCAACGTGGCGTAGTTGAAAAAACCCTTATTTTACCGACATAACTCCGTGGTGCCCTCCATTGGGTACGTCACACTACGCCACGCTGTTTTTGACCCAAACTCGGAGGGGCTCACATGACCAAGAAAACCCAGCGCCACGACATCGACACTGCCGCCAAGCGCCGTAAGCTCCCCTGGCAGCATCGCCCCTACTTCTGCAAGATCAAAACGGGACACTATGTCGGTTACGTCGTCAGCGCGAAGGGTGGTGCCGGCGCCTGGCGCGGACGCGGTCCCGATTTGAAAGAGTTCCACGTCGGCAATGCCGACGATACCACCGTCGCCAACGGTGACGACATTCTCAACATCGACCAGGCGATCGAGAAGGTGCTCGCACGCATCAACAGCGGCGCGCCCAAGGTGAAAGGCAACACGCTGCGGTATGGGTTAGAGGATGCCTATCCCAAACTGCTGGCGCGCAACGGCAAGGCGCCTATCAACGCCACGACCGTTTACAACCACGTCAAGCGCATCGTGCCGGAGCTCCTCGATCGCGACCTCGATGGGATCAGCAATGTCGAATGGCTCAGCTACACGCACACACTCATCAATGGCACCGAAAAAGAGAAGGGCATCGGTGCGCCGGCCTGGAACCGCCACTGTAAGAACCTGGCAGCCTGCCTCAACATCGTTGCCCGCGCGACCAAGGACGCTTGGCTGCCTTACGTCAAGATGGCATCGCGCGGCACGGATGAGCTCCACAACAACGTCGTGATCACTTCCGAGCAAAGGCGCGCATGGGTTGCCGCGAGCTACAGCGAGAATGCCCGGTTCGGCCTCTACGTTGACGTCATCGCCGAGACCGGCACCAGGCCGTGCCAGGCGTCGCGTCTGCGGGTCAAGCATCTGCAGGCCAAGGATCGGCGCCTCACCATTCCGCGCGCCGGTAAGGGCAAGGGCGACCCTGCCCAGCGCAAGGCGAAGACCTACGTGGCCTATATCTCGCCCGAGCTCACCGCCCGGCTGGTGGCGGCTGCTAAGGGGCGCGGCGCCGAGGAGCCGTTGCTGCTGCGCGACCAGGGTGATAGCTGGGAAGCCGCCGGCCAGGCGCGCGCCTGGCAGAAGTATGGCGACCTTGTCACCCGGACGCTGAGGGCCATCGACCTGGAGACCAACGACAAGGGCAAGAAGGTGGGTCTTTACGCGCTGCGGCATACGCTCATCACGGAGCGCATCAAGGGCAAGCTCGACGCCTCTGGTAAGGTCTACCTGACGCTGCCGATCCCCACGCTGACCGTGGCCAAGTGGCACGACACGTCCGCCGGCCAGATCGAGGAGCACTACGCCGCCGAGATCAACGAGGACGCAGAGGCTGAAGCACTCGCTCGCCAGACGATACCCAGCCACGGGATTACTCTGCGTCAGGTGGCCTAGGCCGCCCATCCAAACGGGCAAGCCAGTTCTCCACGGCTTGCCTCGTAATCCTAACGTGCCGGCCAATCCTCAGTTCACGAGGACCCTGGCCGGCACGTTTCATTTGGTAATAGGTCGTCACGCTCATCGGCACCAAGGCGCAGAATTCCTTGACGCTTAGCGTGAGCGTTTCTTGCTTCCCCATTGCATGGTGCTTTCTCCCCTCTCCTAAAGGTTGCTATTGCTTCGCCTTCTTCAAGCTCTCTTTCAGGACCTTGTTGATATTCTCGACTATCGGCAACGCCCCCTCGGCATTGCGAAGCAAGTCACGCCAGGTCGTGTCCGATGAGCCGCTCTCCTCTTCTACAACAGCGCTCTGCCTGAGCGTGGGCATCGTCACTTTCAAATGCCTGATCAGTTTATTGCCAGCGGCGATGGCTTCGCTAACGCGCCGGGCGTCGCCCTTGCGCATTAGCTTATCTCCTGAACTGACCCACGATCGACGGGAAGCGTTGCTTGTAGGGTCGCTTGCGCGCGGTCTCTGCCGGCTTGGAGCGGCCGGGAACGATCGCGCCTAGCTTCTCATACTTGCCAGGGGGATTGAGCCTCAACGCCTCGCCGAGGGGAAAGAAACCGCGATCGAAATTCGAGGGGATACCACCATTGTGCCTGTAGCGGAGTATCCGCTTTTTGGAATAAACCACGATCGCGAAGCGCGCGCCTACCCACGCCATCTCTGCCTGCAGTGTACGTCGTAATAGTTTGGCGCCACAGCAGTTGCAGGGATCGCCGACGACGCTTCCATTGAGGTCCTGACGCTGGACCTCGCCGGCCTCAAGCTTGGTTGTCGCATCTCTCACCAGGGTCGGGTCATACCCAGCCTTACGTAACAGGGATTGCCACATTTTATTCTCCTCTCATCGTTAATTTCCGAGCCACCACCCGGATCTTCTTACTATCACGCGCACGTAGCTTGGCACTGACGTCTTTGTACGTATAGGTACGGATTAGACGCCCATTCTTGTCTATACGGACATTCTTAACTTTTATTCGATGCCCGGTGGGCATTTATCGCCGCCTCCTCCGGCGCTGCCAATTAACATAAGCCTCAAGACCGTGAACGATTGCAAGCGCAACCGCCACCATTAAGACGTTCAGGGCCACGAAGAGCACGATCATGTCGACGCCGCCGACATCTAGGATCACGGGTGCGGCCGTCATTGGAGCTTGCCGCGCTTGGCGGCTAGGAACTGTTCGACCCGCTTGAGGTCTCTAGAAACCAGGTTCTCCAGCCATTCCACTATGCCGTCGGCAACCTTTTTGCTCGGGATGCCATCGACCTGCAACTTAACCGACCACGTCCCATCTTCGTTGTCGCGGGTGGAGGTGCCGATATCCAGTAAGCCATCGCCCTCGGTACGTTTCTCTTCTTCCGTCACGGGTCTCCGCCTCCCAATCGCAATTCGGCTCGTGCATCTGCGTTCGCTCCAACCCATTCCCTGTGCCTCATCTCCCAATATTTCATGCGCTGCTTAAGCAGGTTGGCGGCGCCGCGGTCCCTGCACATTTTCCGGATGTAGGCCTCCCACTCCGGCGAGGACTTCACGACGCGCTCGGCCTTGTTCTCGGCGATGCCGGGGTTCTTCTTGATGAGCTCCGACTTCATCTGCTCCAAGATCGTGGTCTTCATCTCCTCCTGTATGTGCGCGGCCGAGTCGAGGTCTGCCCACTGCTTGGCGACCTCGTAGTATTGCGACGATATCGGCCGATCCTTCGCCGGCAGGGAACGGACGTCACTCATTTGACAAACCAAAAACGAGACGCGCGGCGTTCTCTTCTTCCATCGCCGACATTTTCCAGCGGTGCCCGCAAGACAGGCATAGCGCCGTGCCGTAGGTGAAGTTGGCTTCGTACATGCTGTGGTCGCAGATGTCGTCTTCGATGTCGTCAAACGTCAGACCAGACGCGCCGCACTCATCACACCATTGCAGGCAATCGGCAAAGTCGAACACATAACCCGTTCCGCCGCAGATCTTGCACGGTTCCGGCTCGCCTTCGCAAGGCGTCGGATCTTTCCACTGGTCATAGGTCATGCCGCCTCCTTCCGGTGACGCAGTTTGCGCAACGCCTCGATGTGCTCCTCAAGCTCGCGCACAAAGCCGGTCACCTCGACCTCCAACATGCAGATGATCTCATCATCGCGTGGCACGCGCTGCACCCACATGCGCAAGTCATCAGGCAGCCGCGGATCAAAAGAGACGTAGTCGCACCAGGCCCGATGTGTGCAAGCCATCTGCCACTGCATCTGCAACAAGTAGCGCTCGGGGATCTTGGCACCGAGCACGAAGTCAATGTGTGTGGCGGTGAGCGGGCACTTGATCTCGATCAGACCATCGCCGCCAACGAGCCCGTCTGGGCTGCATAGGGTCTCCTCGATCTCCGGATGCAGCACGCAGCCCACGCGCTCGACCAGGTGCATTGTCCGGAACTGGTAGGCGCTGCGCGCCATAGCCTCATGCTCGGTGCCCCACTGCATGGCAGGTGTCTTGAAGCTCTCGCTCGCCACACCGGTCAAGCGTTCGGCGATGAGCTCGCCGCGGTAGGTGGCGCGGCTAGCGCCATAGCCGCCGCTGCGGAGCTTGGCGGTAACGTCGGCGATTTTGGAAGCACCAACTTTGCCGATCTTGTAGTCGAGCCACTCCGCAGAACCCTGCTCCAGACCCAAGGCATACGCACACTCTTCCTTACTGGGCATTCTTCCTCTCCTTGATGATGGCTTTAAGTTGGTTAATGGCGATCTCAAATTGCGTCTTCGTCAGCATGTCCAAGGTCGCCACGTTGAAATGCTGCTTGAGCACCGACTCCTTGGTCTCGGAGCCGCCGGCCTCGCCCATCAACTTGAAGAGCTCGGCGAGCTCGGGCTTGGTGATGAGCTCGGCGCTGGCCTCCAATTGCCGCTGTGCCAGGGAAGCAGACGACGGGGGCGAAGCCTCACCAACACCCCCGTCGCCGCCCGGCTGAGCGCGCCCTCGGAAGAACGCGCCTGCACGGTTACCGTCATCGTCCGACATTACCAGGTTGAAGCCTAGGCAGAGCAGATAGCGCCGGCCATAGCTCGATGCGGAGCCGACGGCGTGGGTCCGCGTCATTACCGGGGTGCCCTTCGGCCCCATACCATCGCAGGGCATCGGGATTTGATAGCGCCGGCTATGGCGCCCACGCATGATGTAGCAGACGATCAGCAACGTGTTCGGCTCAGGCCACGGTTCGGTGTCGTAGGTGACGCCAAAGCCGTGCGCCGTGTAGATCGGCCGGATCGCGGCATCGAGCGCAGCCAGGCTCGCATATTTCGATCGCGTCTGCGGGTTCTCCAGATCCTTCGAGATCTCTTCCGATCTCGGCTTGCGCCAGCGCCATCGCGTCGCGCCATTCCTGCTCCGCTTCTTCGTCCATTAATGCTCGCCTGGTATCGAGCAAAAAGCGCATTTTATCGATATCAACTGATGGATCACGCGACGCTTTGGTAATCGCCTCAATTAGCGCCTGCGTATCGCTAGCTGCAGGCATCGCCGCCTTGACCACGCGCTTGCGCGGCATGCCGGCGGCGGAAAGATCCGTACCCGGCATAATGTTGCCTCCTAATTTTTCGAGTGAGCTTGTCTGTATAACCCGCACAAGGCTGACGTCAAAACTTTTGTTCGCTACCGCACAGAAAGTGACTCGACATTCACGCAAGCGATGTTATGAACACAGATAGGAGCACGGGAGCGCTCCTCAGCACAAATCGATGAGGGGGAACGAGGAGGCGCGTATGCGCAGCTTTCGGGACCTCATTGCCTTGTGGCCTACGCGCGTAGTCTTCGCCCGCGAGATGGGCCTCGACTATGAGGCTGCCGCCGGCATGTACGGCCGCGCATTCATTCACCCGCACTATTGGCCAACGCTGCTAGAGGCAGCACATCGCCGCGGTATCAACATCACGCCTGAAGACTTAATGCGGTTCAGTGATCGGCGGCGACGTCGGCGCCGACGCAAGAAGAAGACCGCGGAAAGCGCGGCGATTGCAGCCTAAGCAATAGTCATTGGGGAGGAGGAGGAGATGCTGCAGTGGGCGGGCTTTGGGGG